CAAAGAATTGATTTGGCTTTACTTTTCACGTGGAGGCAAATTGCTAGAATGAAAAACTCAACATCTACGAATTTACTAATTCTAGATGAAACATTTGATTCGTCTCTAGATCATGATGGTATTGATAACCTAATGAAGATCCTTTATACTCTTGATGATCAAGCAACGAATGTATTTGTTATTTCGCACAAAGGTGATTTATTAGATGGTAAGTTTAGAAGCAAGATTGAATTTATCAAAGAACATAATTTTAGTAAGATGAGAGCATAATGAATTTAACTGAACATAATAATCCCTTACTGACTTCGCCATTAGAGTTTATTGAGAACCCAAAAGAAAATCTTGAAGGTCTTCAAGAAATAGCAAAGCAAATGTATGCTCTTGTAAAGCAGTTTGGTGGTGCTGGATTATCAGCAAATCAAATTGGTATTAATCGAAGAATGTTTATCGTTAAGTATGGTGAATATGAACAGACATTTATTAATCCAAAAATCACATGGTTTTCAGATAAAAACATTGTTCTTGAAGAAGGTTGTCTAAGCTTTCCAGGTGTCTTTATTGGCGTAAAAAGACCTGATGCTTGTAGAGTATCATATATGGATATTGAAGGTAATGAGCACGAAGAGACGCTTTTTACTGGTATTTCAAATAGAATCATCCAGCATGAATACGATCATATGGAAGGTAGGTTCTACTATAGCAATATTTCCAAGATTCAGATGAATCGCTTGAAGAAAAAACTGAAAAAGAAATTGGACATTGATCTTAAGTGATTGATTTCTAAGGAAATCTTTTTTCAACTTTTTTCACAAAAAGGGTGTACATTCCTCGTTTGTTATGGTAGAATATACTTATCAAATGGAGAAACATATGGCTAATCAATCTAAAATAATCTTGGCAAAACTGCTAGCCAATGAAAATATTAGTGTGCAATATGGTAATTACCAAACTGCATTTTTTGATGTTCAAAATCGTGTACTAGGACTTCCTCTTTGGAAGCAAATGGGTAAAGGTCTTACTGATCTTTTGATTGGCCATGAAGTTGGACATGCTTTGTACACTCCAGCTGATGGGTGGCATGATTCCACCACCGAAATACCAGGATGTCCTCGCTCATATATTAATGTTGTTGAAGATATTCGTATTGAGAAAAAAATTCAATCAAAATATCCAGGTTTAGTTCGTTCGTTTAAACTTGGATATAAAGATTTATTTGATCGTAATTTCTTTGGCACTAAAGATCGTGAACTTTCAACATATTCTTTAGTTGATCGTATTAACGTAAAAGCAAAATTACGTGATATGGTTGAAGTTGAATTTTCATCTGAAGAGCAGCCTTTAGTTGATATGGTATTTAATGTAGAAACATGGGAAGATGTAATCAATGCTTGTCGAGCTCTACATGAATATATCAAAGAGCAGGAGAAAAAAAATGGTTCTAATTCAAAAGATAATCAAGAAAATCAGCACGATGATTTTTCAGATGAAATTTCAGATTCGTTTATGGGAAGCTCAAAGAGCAGTGAAGAAACTGGAGAACAAGATGAAACTTCCGAAAACTTGGAATCAGGAAAAAAAGACAAAGAAGTAGAAAATTCTTCTACAGAAGACTCTAAAGGTGGTGGTGATGTTGGTTCTAATAAATCACCAGATACTGTTGAAACAGATCAAGAATTTCGTTCTAAAGAAAACGAATTGTTAGAAAAAGATGAATTAGATCGTCAACCTTTGTACGCTCGTTATATTACACGTAAGCAATATAATGAGATGCTTTTCACATATGAAGAAGTAAAAGCTTCTCGCGAAGAACGTAAATCAATACATCCGTATGTTATTGAAGAAGATTACAAATCATTTTTAGATGAAACAAAACGTACAACTGGGCTTATGGCAAAAGAGTTTGAAATGCGTAAAGCTGCATATAGAACTATTAGAGCTCAAACTGCACGCACCGGTTCTATTGATGTTTCGAAACTTTATAGCTACAAATATAACGATGATATTTTTGCTAAAGTTACAAATTTAGCAGATGCAAAATCTCATGGAATGATTATGCTAATTGATTATTCAGGATCTATGGATAATATTTTAGGTCCAACAATTAAGCAAACTTTAAACTTAGCTACATTTTGTAAAAAAGTAGGAATTCCATATGAAATTTACGGATTCACATCTGGAGATAGCTGTGGTCGTAACTATTCTAACCTAGCTAATGGAGAAATCGATCATCAAGATTGCCGCATTTTTTCATTATTAAATTCCTCTATGAATAAAACTACGTATGAAGAAGCATTTAAAATGTTATATATTTCATCTATCAGTAATAGTAATTATTTTGGAAGTCTTTCTCGTATTGAATCATTTGGTGGTACTCCATTAAATGAAGTTGTTATGGCTAGTAATTATATTATTTCAAGTTTTTTGAAAAAGTTTCCAGTTCAAAAGGTAAATCTTGTTCTTTTAACTGATGGAGATGGACGTCCAGTTCGTGTCCATTCCACAGTTTTTAGAAAATATTCTAAAAATATGATTATTGAAAAAAACGGAAAATTTCTAAAAACGCATAGACGTTCTTCTAAATGCACTGCGCTACTTCTTGATGATATTAAATCAAATGGCGTTACTACAATAGGCTATCGTTTGGCAGAACGTGCGTATGATTTCAAGGGAGCTATATGGGGAGTTAGCGAAAATTTTGTTTCAGATGTAGAAATGAAAGCAGTTAGAAAAATTTTCAATAAACAAAAATTTGTTTCTATAGATGGTGTCGGTGGATACGATAGATACTTTATAGTTAAAGCTGATAAAAATAGTCTTGACACAGACATTGAAGAATTTGATATTGACGAGAATGCTTCAAAAGCTCAAATTGCGAAAGCTTTTAAAAAGCACACGAATTCTAAAAAGGGAAATCGCGTATTAGCTACAAAATTTGCAGAAATAGTTGCATAAAATGCATTTTAGGGGTTTACATTACCTGTAATTTGTGTTAGAATATAACTATATGATGATGGAGAATATATTATGATTAATGAACGTGAACTTTTGGCAGAGCTAAATATCCAATATCCTTCCCGTACCGACTTCAGCCCCAATGAAGTTATTGAAGTAGCTAAAACTCTTGGTATGAAATCTAGCCCAGTGTATAAATACATTACGTCTCAGCCAAGAGTGAAACGTGGTGTATATTCGCTATCAGCTCAAATTTTACCATTTAATCAAGAGGAAAAAGCTCCTATGACAACAGTAGCTTCTGTTATGAATGATGAAGTATTTGTACCTTCAAAAGAAGATACGTATGTTGTATGGGGTCACTTTAAAGACGTAGAAAAAATTATTCAATCTAAAATTTTCTATCCAACATACATTACAGGTCTTTCTGGTAATGGTAAAACTATGATGGTTGAACAAGCTTGTGCTCGTTCTAACCGTGAATATGTACGAGTTCAAATAACTCCTGAGACAGATGAAGATGATCTGATCGGTGGATTCCGCCTTGTTAATGGCGAAACTGTATTTAATAAAGGTCCAGTTATCAAAGCAATGGAACAAGGCGCCGTTCTCCTCATCGATGAAATCGATCGTGGATCAAATAAAATCATGTGTCTTCAAGGAGTGCTCGAGGGTAAACCTGTTCTCATCAAAAAAACTGGTGAGGTTGTTTCTCCTTCTAACGGGTTTAATGTTATTGCAACTGCAAATACAAAAGGTAAAGGCTCTGATGATGGTCGTTTCATTGCGGCGACTATTATTGATGAAGCTTTCCTTGAGCGGTTTACAATCACCCTCGAGCAACCCTATCCTAAACAAGCAACTGAACGTAAAATCGTTATGAAACATATGGAAAAATTTGATTGTGTTGATAAAGATTTTGCTGAATTGCTTACTATTTGGAGTGAAACTATTCGTAAAACTTTTGAAGATGATGGTGTAGATGAAATTATTTCTACACGTCGACTTTGTCATATAGTTCAAAGTTTTTCAATTTTTGGTGACCGCCAAAAATCAATTGAATTATGTGTAAATCGTTTTGACGAAGATACTAAAGAAGCCTTTGTTGATCTATATTCAAAGGTAGATGTACAACCTGATGCGATAGAAAATAACAAAGATAGTGCATCGCTTGATGATATATTGGAGGCTGCAATCAATGGTTAATTATAAATTTAATGAAGGGGCTCTAATTCAAGAGCTCCAAAACTATATTGATAACACATATGATGGTCATTATTCAAAAAACCAATTTCAATCGACTGAGTTTATTATTGATTGTGGTCATGGTATGGGCTTTGCTTTAGGTAATGTTTTAAAGTATGCTCAACGATATGGTAAAAAAGATGGAGCAAATCGCAAAGATTTGATGAAGATTTTACACTACGCTCTTATTGCTTTACATCAGCACGATTTAGATAATAGTGATATTGAATTTAGTGAAGATATTTCACTTACAGTAAATTCTGATATGTACAATATCAATAAAATAGATTATAATAATACTATTCAAGTTGATCTAACGGATAACTCAATGAATTCTGTAACATTTCATGATACAATTAAAAAGGCTTAAAATATGAAACTAAGTAATGAAACTTTGTCAGTACTTAAAAACTTTGCTGGTATTAATTCCAACGTTGTTTTAAATCCTGGACAAACAGTGAAAACAATGGCCGAGTCAAAATCAATTATGGCCACGGCGCAGATCTCTGAAGATGTTCCATCTCAAATTGGCATTTATGACTTAAATGAATTTCTTGGGGTGGTAAACATGTTTGACGATCCTGATCTACTATTTGATAATGAATTCAAATCAGTTCGAGTGACCGAAGGTAAACGCGCAGTAAAGTATTTCTTTTCTGAACCTTCTATTCTTACATCTCCAACTAAAGATATTCAGATGCCAGTGTGTCCAGTAAGTTTTACTATTTCTGCTGAAGAAATGTCTAATTTACGTAAAGCTGCATCCGCACTTGGAGTAACTGATGTTGTAGTTAAATGTTCACCTGATATTACACCACAACTAATTGTTACAGATACTAAAGATTCTACTTCAAATTCTTATGAAATTAATTTAGATCAAGATGTTGGTGAAGGCATAACGTGCAACTTTATTTTCAATATCAATAACTTTAAATTTATTTCTGATGATTATGACGTAACTATTTCAGAAAAACTTATTTCAAATTTCAAAGCAAAAAATAACTTAATTGAATATTGGGTCGCGCTTGAAAAAAACTCAACCTTTGGAGGATAATATGGAAGAAGATGGATTGTCAATAGATGATTTAATGAATGTTCTGCGTATCATTAATACAGCAACAGATCGAGGAGCATTTAAGGCAAATGAGCTTTCTTTTGTTGGTACCGTTTATGATAAATTTACATCATTTGTAAAAGTAGCACAAGCAGAAATGCAATCACCACCAGTGGCTGGAGCACAACAAATTGAACCTGAACCAGCACCTGCAAAATCAACACGAGGAAAAAAGCCAAAAATTAATGATGGCGCAGAATATGATTGATCAAAATATTCAACTTAATTATGATAAATTGAAACTGGAGAATGTTTTCAAAATGGTAGTGAATAACCCTAATGAGCGCGAAGTAATTGTAAAAGCTTTGAAAGAATGGTCTAACTCAGCTGTTCGTATTGAGGCCGAAAAAGATCTCCAGAAAAATATTATTGATGAGCTTTGTGATAAAGTAGATATTGAGAAAAAATATCTTAATAAATTAGCAACAATGTTTCATAAACAAAACTTTGCGCAATTTCAACAAGAACGAGAAGAAATCGAAGAATTGTACGAATCACTCACAACCTAGTGTACAAATCAGTCTAATTGTTATATAATAAACTTATTAAATTATGGAGTATGTGAATGTCTGATTTTCTCTGGGTCGAAAAATATCGTCCTCGTTCTGTTGAAGAAACTATTCTTCCTTCAACCCTCAAGGAAACATTTAAGCAGATTATTTCTACTGGTGAATTGCCAAATATGCTTTTCACTGGTACTGCTGGTGTAGGTAAGACCACCGTTGCTCGAGCTTTGTGTAATGAGCTTGACTTAGATTATATTCTAATTAATGGATCGGAAGAGGGTAATATTGATACACTTCGAAACAAAGTAAAGCAATTTGCTTCTACAGTTTCGTTACAAGGTGGAGTTAAAGTTGTAATACTTGATGAAGCCGATTACTTAAATCCACAATCAACTCAACCAGCTCTTCGTGGCTTTATTGAAGAATTTGCTAACAATTGTAGGTTTATCCTCACTTGCAATTTTAAAAATCGTATTATTGAACCTTTACATTCTCGTTGTTCTACTTACGAATTTTCTATTCCCAATAGTAAAAAGCCCGAAATAGCTGGTCTTTTCTTTAAGCGAGCAACTGAAATTCTGAAACAAGAAAATATTGAATTTGTTCCAGATGTAGTTGCTCAACTTATTACTAAGCATTTTCCAGACTGGCGTCGAGTTCTAAATGAACTTCAACGCTATTCTATGTCTGGTAAAATTGATGCCGGAATGCTAGTTGATTTGAATGATACTAATATTAAGTCACTAATGGCTTCTTTAAAAAATAAAGATTTCAAATCTATGCGCCAATGGGTTGTGAATAATATTGATACTGAGCCTCATGCAATTTTTCGTAAATTATATGATTTAATGAACGAATATATAGTACCACAATCAATTCCTCAGCTAGTTTTGATCTTAGCTGATTATCAATATAAAAATGCTTTTGTCGCAGACCATGAACTTAACGTGGTTGCTTGTATGACAGAAGTTATGGCAAATGTGGAGTTTAAATAATGCTAACAGTTTATTCAAAAAATAATTGTACCTATTGTGTAAAACTTAAAAATCAACTTGACAGTTGGAATGTTGAGTATGAAGAAATTAATATTGAACAAAACGCTGAAGCAAAATCTTTTGTTGTAGATCAAGGACATCGAACTGTTCCTATTCTTTATAATGGTATTGAACATATTAAGCATGAAGGCTTAACTAAAAATATGCTACAACAGATTATTAGTGGCTCTTAATACTTTTGGATTTATATTATGACATTCTTTGATTACCTTAACTCAATTAACTATTCTAAAAAAGACATTATGGTTGACGATATTGCCGAGGATGATTACAATCCTTTTATGGTCAACCGTGGTCTTTCTTATTTTCAAGATACTGTTCTTTACGCAAATGAAATGAATAAGTATCATCACCTTGACAATCGTCTTCAATTTGATTTTCTTATAAATATTGTTAGAAAGCGTAAAAGGTTCAGTAAGTGGGCAAAAAATACTGATCCTGATGCTCTAAGTGTAGTGAAAGAATATTATGGCTATAGCAATGAAAAAGCCCGCCAAGTTCTTTCTCTACTTTCTAATGAACAAATAATTGAATTGAAAAAGAGGATGTTCAAAGGTGGAAAATAATAATAACGAAATTCATGATTGGTCTCCAGCTCATATGCTGGAAATATCACTGAACGAACCTGATGACTTTTTAAAAGTAAGAGAAACATTAACCCGTATTGGAGTAGCGTCTAACAAAGATCATAAGCTATATCAGTCATGTCATATTTTACATAAACAGGGAAGATATTTCATTGTTCATTTTAAAGAACTATTTTTACTAGACACAAAAGCTTCAAATCTTATGGAAAACGATATAGAGAGAAGAAATACAATTGCAACATTACTTTCTGACTGGGGTCTAATAACAATTGTAAATTCTGAACAAGCATTAAAAGTTGCGCCTTTGAGACAAATTAAAATTATTTCTCATAAAGATAAAGCAAATTGGGAACTTTGCCCAAAATATAATATTGGAAATAGCGTAAATTAATTGTTTACATTTCTTAAAAAATATATTATAATAAATACTATGTTAGCGTTGAAGTAACGTGGACACATACTGGACTCGGGTGCGAATCCCGACAGCTCCACCATAAGCATACTAGCAAATGCTAGGCAAAAAATAAGTAGCAATAATCCCTGCAGGGGCTCACTTATATTTGAAAAATATAGTTGATGTGACTTGGGTTGATCTCCAAGGTAAAGTCTGAAGCTAGTATGTTTTTGATGGGGCTGAATTAGGATCGACAGGTGTGAAAGTGAAATGGAGTTAACCGGATGACTACGTTATTGGTCAAAACTATAATTGCAAACGATAATTTTGCACCTAAAGGTTATGCTCTAGCAGCTTAATACTTGTGGGTATGGGTTCCACCTAGAAACAGAACGGGCCTAACGCATTTGGAGAAAAGAAATGAAAAAATTTCTAACAGCTATGGCAGCTTTTATTATGATGAATACTTCGGCTTATGCTGTGCAATATTCTTATGGCGATGTAGTGTCGGTTATTGAAAATTGGCAATATCAACAAACTCGTGTACCATATGAAGATTGTACTACGGTTCGCGTACCAACTACTAGTAATAGAAATTCTGCTGGGGGTGATGCGCTGGCTGGAATGATTATTGGTGGATTACTTGGAAAAGGTATTACTGGTAACGATAAAGGAGCCGCGGCGGGAGCGGTTCTTGGTGGTGTAATTGGTGCAGATAAAAGTCGACCTAAGCCAAGACAACAATATAGAGAAGAATATAGATGTGTGACTAAATATAACACATCTAATGAGCCAGTACAAGTTGGATATAACGTTCAATATATGTATGATGGCCACCTTTATGAATTTCACACATTCAAAAGGTACCGAAATGGTGATAAAATTAAATTAGAAGTACGAGTTAGACCTCTAAATTAATATAAATAATAGTGTAATTACAAAATACGAATTTAATTCCTTAGGAGTAAGTAAAAATGGCACTAACTTATAACACTGAAGTTGATTTTCAAGTTAATGTAAAAATTAAATTACCAAACGGCTGGAGAGATTACCCGGCTGATGCTGTAGAAGCCGACGATAGATCCGTTATTGAAATGGCAGATGATGAAACATTTAAGCCTCAATTAGAAATCTCTATTGTTGGAGAAACAGATCCAGCTTTTACTGAAGTATATACAATAGACTGGGCAGCTGCGAAAGTTGAAGATGTCGACGGCGAACTTCAAACTGTAATAGATGAAGAAGATCAGTTATTTTTCTCACCAGATGGATTCGAAAATATGCAAAATTTCGTAGATGCATATACTAGACATTTAGCTGATGTTCGTTATGATCGTCTAGTTGAAGAACCAGCTGAATAAAAAAAGAATACCGGCTATTCCCTAGTTGAATAGCTCTTGCTTATAAATAATATTGAGGGTGCGGAATAATCCGGCCCTCTATTTTAACCTTGCTTAACTATTAGGAGGTACCTATGACAGGCGTACAACAACTATTTCCACGTTCATCTTTTGTCGGCTTTGATCATTTAATGAATGAATTAGATCATGTAGCACGACATGCGAATGACCATTATCCCCCTCACAACATTCTAAGAACCGGCGAAAACGACTATTTAATCGAATTAGCAGTCGCAGGATTTACACGCGACGAACTTATAATTGAAGTAAAAGATCGCACACTTAGAGTTGAAGGTAAACATGACTCAAAAGGACGTGAATATATTCATAAAGGCATTTCAACAAAACAATTTGAAAGAACTTTTAGGCTGTCTGAATACGTACAAGTACACGGAGCAGATCTAGTGGATGGCGTCCTTGCAATTGAATTGAAGGTAGTCGTTCCAGAAGAAATGCGTCCTCGTAAAATTGATATTGGAAAATTTAACGAGGTCGAAAATGACACAACACATACTAACAATCAACAACTACTTACAGAATCCGATTGAGGGTCTTGTAAGTTATATTAAATCTGTACATAAATCTTATGTATGGGCAAAACAAGTTAGACAAACGATT